ACAAACTTTTTACTATCAAACGCGACTACGCCGATGTTTAAAAACTCAAGCGCTAATTTATCCATATACCAGTGGACTACTCTGTATTTTGCTAGTTCCATCTTATTTTCCTAAAAATCACAACAAGGGTAAGCCCCTTTAAACGTATCGGTCAATATACGCATCGCTATTATTTTCTTTATCTCATCGGTATATCGCAAAACTTCCCACTCTCTCGGGCATTGTGCCAATATGCCGTCTATCATCGTAATTATAGTATTGTAATTCTTATTAAAATTTAATTTATTTTGGTTTTTAAAAATGTAATATCTGTCTTTGGTAACATCCATTGTCTCCCAAGCCATAAATATTTTACTCGTGTCCTCGCCGCTATAAAGCCGCTCGTAACCCCTATGAGATAACAGCGATAGCCCAAAGTCTATCACGTAATATTCGTCGCCTTTGGGGTTGATTAGGATATTGGGGTTGCTTGTATTTCTATCGGAATTTAATAGAATATTGTCCAAATTTGCGATATTTTTCATTAGAGACCTTGGGAATTTCACATCGGAGACATTGGCTATCTCTTGAGCGTTTTTTATTTTGGATATGCCTATATTCAGTCCTATGGATGCTTTTGCGTTTTCTAGGCTTTCAAATTTTACGCCGCTTTTTTGAAACATATTAATATCGCTTTGCTTTATCTCAATAAAAACGAGTTCATACTTGCAAAGTCCAAGCCCAAGCTCTTTGTCAAGACAGTAGGCTAGAAATTCATTAAAATTGGATACGTCTTTTAAGGCGTCCCTTTCGGCTCTAAATTTTAATAAATATACATTCCCGTCGTCGGCGACCACCCAAACGGGATGCGTACCACCATAATTGGGGCTATCTAAGACGTCTTTTATCTCAAGCCGTTTTATCACTTACCATCCTTTATCTTTCTAAAACCTCTTTGAATTTATGGAGTAGCTACCGACTAGACGTCTATTTGATCCCATAATCGTTAAAAGTAAGCCCTTTGTAGACCTCATAATGTATCTTGCCACAAACCTTGCCTAGTATTTCCCAATCGTCGTAGCCCTCTTTGTGCGGGTATATGTCGCCGTATTTCGGGTTTAGGCTAATGAGCTTAACTTTGCCGTATGGCAAAAACTCAACCCTCTTTACATACACGATCTCGCCGATCCTAACAATGTAAATGCCCGCTATCTTAATAAACTCGTAGCGGCAGTTTACCATATCGACGATAACCCAATCGTTCTCCTCGTATTCTGGGGACATACTATCGCCCACTACCTCGAATACTTTTAAATTCGCAGGGTTTAGCCCTGCTATGAAGCTTTTATCTACCGCGACCTTGCGCTCCTCGCTGTTGAGCATTTCTATGTCAAATACGCCCTCGCTACCCGCGCCGACGCGCATTTCTGATTTTGATAAAAACACGATATTATCGAGCGGCAAGTCTTTAAGCGCGTCCGATCCGCCGATTATTAATTCGTCAAGGCTTGTATCGAAAAGCTCAGCAAGAGCTCTTAAGGTTTTAATTTCGGGGTTATTCCTTGTTTTCTCGTCTTTTCTAAACCAATTTTTTACCCCGTCCAAAGTATAGTTTATCCCTTGATCGGCAAGAAAAAATACTATGTCGCTTTGATTTATCCCTTTTTCTCGCATAATCTCTTTTGCACGCTTAAAATCAAACATCTTAGCCATTTTTTACCTCCCCAAATAGGTGTTTTTATTGAGCACTATTATACCGAATTTTAAAATTTAGTTAATGTTTCTATACAACACTAATTAAACTACTCTTAAGGGTTTTAATACTACACTTATAGCATGAATTACAAAACACTAAAAAACATTTTATTGCAATATCTAAAAATTGATAGGGTAAAGCGCTTGCTAGCAAAAGGCAACAAGGGCAAACATAAGCCATCGGGCACGCTAATGATAGTTTTAGAAAAAAACCACGGGGTCCCCGCCGTCGCTTGGGAAAATATCCGCGCTTGGCTATCCGAGCAAGAGGCTCTAGAACGCGCCGAACGCGAAGCCAAACAACTCAAAAAGGCTAAAAAGGAGAGTAGATGAAAAAATCAAAACTCAAGGCCGAGATTAAAATCTTAAAACTCCGCCAAGAAAATATGATTTACGAGCTGGCGCAGATAAAAAGTGCCGTTGCTCGGATTGAGGAGGATATTCAAAAGAATAGCGACGGCGATACCGTTTTTAAGCGATACCCAGATGCTGTGATACCACTGCCCGCCGAGGGAAAAACAGAAGCCGATGATTTGCCGTACCCGGCCGCGATAATGGACGCCCTTAAAAACGCCCGCGTCGCCTTTGAAAATACATACGAGGCAATGAGGACGCTAAAAGAGGCGACCAAGAATGTCAAAAGACCAAAAAATGGCGAGTTACTCTGATTTTTCTAACTTGGATTCCAAGTCTCTAATACGAGATTTTAGCAAGGCGTTTTCGGACTTTAGCTCGGACAACTCCTTTGTAAAGCCATCAGGGGCTAGACACCGTAGCGTCGTCTCTTGTATCTGCTTAAACGCTATTATCGCTTCGCTAACCGTAATCATGCCCTTGCATAGCAATTCAAGATGGGCTTCGATTTTATTAAATCGTTCCTCAAAATTCATAGCTTTGGGCGTAGGGAATTTAGGGGCAAATTCCCATTGCTTCTCGGCTAACGGTTTTAAATCGTGTGGGGCGTTGCCGGACATAATCCAGCTCTCGTATGTTTTATACATTTTGTTAGCGGCGTCGATCATCTCCTGCATGTTTTGGACTGCTTTTGTTTCGTCGTTCATTGTAACGGCTCCTTGTGTTGAATTTGTCGCAAACTGATTATACATCAAGGGGCTTTTAGAGTGAATGAAAATTTAAAAGGCTAAAAAATGATAGCAGAAACAAGCATAAACGGCTACATAGCGAGCGCAGATAATCACGAAGCGCAAAGGGTAGCTATCGTGAAAGAGCTAAAAAAACACCCAGAGGGTATGACTAGACGTATGATCTCGGTAGCTACAGGCATAGAAAACTCAGCCGTTAGTGCAAGGGCGCGCGAGCTAGTCAAGGCAGGCGCGCTAACCGAGCCCGTAAAAGACAAATGCCCGATAACGGGCGTAACGGTCAAGTGGCTATTTGTAAGCGAGGCTAGCTGATGCCTAGCATTGAGTTTGTGATCGTATCTTTTGCGATCGGCATTATTTTATTCGAGCTTATTAATTACTTCAAATTTAGGCTGTGACGATGAAAAAATTTAAGAGGGATGAGGAATGAACGAAAAACTTAACAACGGCTACGCGATATGCCCCAATAGCTGGATATTCGATAAGCGTGTACAAAAAATGCTACCTTTGCTACTTCTTATCTCGTCGCTATCGGCGAAAGAGGGGTATTGCTATGCCTCAAATCAATACCTAGCGGAGAAATTCGGCACTACTCCCGAGACGATCTCGCGCCAAATAACCAAGCTCAAAGAATACGGCTATATAGAAACGCAAGACGATAAATTCGGGGCGGTAGTAACAAACCGCAAAATCAGGCTGATAGCTCTTGAAAATCTCAATCAACCGCCGTTGACGAAAACGTCAATGGCGAATGACGAAAGTATCAACGCCGTTGACGAAAACGTCAATGGCCGTTATCAAAACAATCAACCGCCGATTGACGAAAACGTCAACCGCATTAATAGGTTGAATAATACAAGCTTTAAAAATACAAGCCATGATAATTACAAGCTAGGAAAATTACAAGCCTTTAAGGAGGAGCGCGCGCAAACGCAAGAGCGCAAACCGCAGATAATCGAACCCGAAATTTTAGAAACCTCCGTTAGCAGCTTTGCTTTGCCGAAAGAAACTCACTTTAGCAGGCTTGACGAGGGCTATAAGAAACGACTGCGGCTATTCATCGAAGCTAAGAGGCGCGCTGACCCTAGTCTAATGAGTGCGGATGAGTTTTTCGAGGCCTTGCAGTGCAAAAGTAGTTACAAATACCTGAACTTCGCCGTAGCCTACTCGCGATGGACCGCAAAAGACAAAAAGACCGTGCCGGCAAACTGCGGCGGGTATAGCCCGACAGCCAATATGCAGCGCACAATGCAAAGTATGCGTGAATTTTTAGAAGACGAAAGGATAAACTGATGAGCAAGACCGAGTTTTTAGAGATATTTGCGCCCTTGATGGACTACTTCAACGCAAATTTAAGCAAGAGTGCGCTTATGCTTTATTTTGACGAATTAGGCCGCTTCAGCCGTGAGGAGTTGCTAAGGGCTAGGCGCGAGATACTGCAAACCAGAGTATATCAATCGATGCCAAAAATCGCCGAATTTTTAGAAATTTTAGAGGGCAATATCGAGGATAAGGCTAGACTGGCACTCGATCAACTGACCTATGCTATCGGCAAGTACGGTCCAAATAAAAACGTGGTATTTGAAGACAAAACCATAATGACCGTCGTAAAAAATAATGGCGGGTGGGAGAAAATTTGCAACCTTGAGGGCAAGGATTGGGATAGTTTTAGAAAATTCGAGTTTGAGAAACAATACAAGACCTACGTCAAAACCCCACACCAAGCCCCTGAAATTTTGCTCGGCTGGGCTACTAAGAAAAATGGGCAAGACGGCTATCCGACGCAAAACGACCCTGTGTTTTTCGTAGGCAATGAATACAAAACCCCGATGGCGCTAATAGCATACGAACAAGAAAAACAAAAAGAAGCCGTAGCTATCCAAAATAAGCCAAGCGTCGGCGGATTACTAGCTGGAATAAACAAGGCGGCAGTATGAAACTAGAGTTTAGACCAAACGATAGAGGGAATTTTTACGACGTGGCGCGGATAGACTTTGAAAGCGGCGAAGTCGTAATACTCGTCGCAGGCGGCAGGGAAAGCGTAAAGCTAACGGGCGGCGAGCTAAGAGTAAAAGGCGAGCAAGGGAGTTTGTTTTGATGATGCCAAAATACGAAAACACTCTAGCGTATGCGAAAGCGACTGGCCAAGTGCCGCTAGAGGATCACGAAATGATGTATTTTGCCGACTGGCTACGGGTAAATAAGCTCCCGTTTACGCATGTAGCAAACGAGAGGGTAGCTAGCGTGCAATACAAAAAGAAGCTCAAAGCAATGGGGACAAGTGCAGGCTTTCCCGATATGCTCGTATTTTTGCCTAGCAAGATAGTTTTCGTCGAGATGAAGCGCGCCAAAAAGAGCCTAAGCAGAGTATCAAACGAGCAAGAGGACTGGATAGATACTATCAACTGCTACGGATATGCAAAGGCGAAAGTTTGCTACGGCTCGGGCGAGGCGATAGATTTTATCAAGAGCGAGATGGGGAGAACGCGCTGATTGAAATACGACGTCGATAAATTTTATGCGTTATCGGAGTTTTTTAATGACGACTTCCGTCTTATGGCGTGCGTAATATCGCTAAAAATCGGCATCGAGCCAAAGCGGGCGTATAAGGATTTAGAATTTGCCAGATATAAGCCCGAATACCTCGATGTGCTAGAGGGCGTGCGTACTGAATTTAAAACCGATCCGATGAAACCATATAAAGAAGCCGTATTAGCTACAATCCCTAAAACGGACGTTATATTTAGCCGCGACGACTTCGCAAACATTGAGGCGTATAGCGTATTTGAGAGGTCGTACGACAAAAGCGGCGCAAAGCTAAGAAATAAAACTAAACGCCCGCGTAGGGTTAAAAAAGAACAACTAGAGTTTAAATTTTAAGGGGAGCGGGTGGCGAAGCTATCGGATCAGGTAAAAAAATTAATAATAGCCGACCACTTAACGGGCAAATTTTCGCAAAGAGAGTTGGCAAAAAAATACAATTTATCCACCAGCACGGTTAATAAAATTACAAAAGGGGTGGAAGCCAAAAACGAACACTTAGTGAACGCTCAAGTTGCGTTACTGTCGGCAAGAGAAACATTGCCGCCCGAACAAACGAACGCGATCGCGAACGCTGCGAGAGACGAATTTTATAATAGGCGGTTGATCGAAAACGCCACGCAAAAAAACCTAGCCAAAATCACGGAAATGCTTGATAAAAATACCAAATTTGAAAAGGTGGGCGTGGGCGACGGGGTGCAAAATTTCGAGCCGGTGGAATTAAACGCAAACGACTATAAGGCACTACAAGACGCGATAGATAAAGCCAGCCTAACGCTCGGCGTTAATCCCCGCTTTTCAAATACTACGATAAACAACGCAAACGTAAGCCAAGAAGCCCAAATTCAACAGATCGTGATAAGCAAAGATGAGTAAACTAGAGGTCAAGCTACTCCCGCACCAATACGAGCTACTAGCCGACACAAGCACAAAAATTATAGGTTTAGTGAGCGGTTACGGCGCGGGCAAAACCTACGCTGCGGTTAGAAAGGCACTACAGCTAGCATTTTTAAACCCCGGTTGCGCAGGCGTGATAACCGAGCCTACATACCCGCTTTTGCGCGACATCTTATTTGGCGACTTAGAAAACGCGCTCGTCGAATGGCGCGTGCCGTATAAATTTAATAAATCAAGCGCGGTGTTTACCCTGGACGTAAACGGCGCAAAAACGCCTATTTTATGCCGTAGTATGGAAAACTGGGAGCGACTAATCGGCATAAATGCCGCCTGGATAATATGCGACGAGTTTGATACGTCAAAGACCGAGATCGCGCTAAAAGCCTACGAGAAACTACTAGGGCGTTTAAGGGCAGGCAATACTAGGCAATTTATCATCACCACGACGCCCGAGGGTTTCCGCGCCACTTATCAAATTTTCATAGAAAAAGGCGGTGAGGCTAAACGGCTAATCAAAGCAAAGACCGCCGATAATAAATACCTGCCGCCCGATTTTATCGACACGCTAAAAGAGCAATACCCCGAGAATTTATTAAAGGCATATTTAGAGGGCGAATTCGTAAATTTAACTAGCGGCACCGTGTATAGTTACTTTAGCCGCGATACCCACGCAAGCGTTGAGGTTATCAAAGAGGGCGAAACGCTACACATCGGCGCGGACTTTAACGTCGGTGGCTGTATAAACGTAGTCTGCGTAGAGCGAACAGATGATAAAGGCAATATCACTACGCACGCGGTCGATGAGGTTATTAGCTACGATACTTACGCAATGGCGCAGACGCTAAAAGATAGATACAAAGGGCATAAAATCATCATCTACCCAGACGCCAGCGGACAGAATAGAAAAACTAGCGCGAACGAAACGGACGCGCAGATTTTAAGAGGCGCGGGGCATTTGGTATTCGTCAATCACTCAAACCCTAGCATAAAAGACCGCGTAAACTGCGTAAATAACCTATTTGATAAACGCCGTTTGCTCGTAAATATCGCCAAGTGTCCGAATTTAACAAAGGCGCTAGAGCAGCAAGCGTGGGATAATAAAACCCAGCTACCCGAAAAAAGCGACGCCCACCCGGCAAACGACGACTACAACGACGCGCTGGGTTATTTGATAGCGTATAAATACCCTATCACGGCGCGGGATTACCAAATCAAGGTAGTCGGCATTTAGTCGTATAATGCAAAGAAAAAAGGCTTCTTATGGCGGTAAATGCAAAACATCCCGAATATTCTAAGAATTTAATCAAATGGCAGCTAATGCGCGATGCTTTGGCGGGCGAGGTGGCAAAAGAAAAATACGTGCCTAAACTAAGCGATCAAGAAGCCGAGGAATACAATGCCTACGTAGGGCGAGCAGAGTTTTATAACGCGACAGCTAGAACGCAGGTCGCGCTAACCGGGCTACTATTTGCCAAGCCGCCTAAAGTAGAGTTGCCTGAAGTCTTAAAGACCATAGCCGAAAATGTGAGCTTAGATGACGATACACTAGAAGCTCTTGCGAAAAATATCGCCGACGAGTGCCTAAGCGTCGGGCGTTGCGGCGTGCTTGTGGATCTGCCTAGCGTTGAAAAGGCGGAATACTCCAAACTTGAAGCCGAACGATTAAATTTAAGAGCTTACGCCACGCTTTACAAGGCTGAAAATATCATCAACTGGAAAACTACGAAAATAAACGGCTCAAACGTTACGTCGCTCGTGGTGCTAGCAGAAACCTACGCCGAGCCGACGCAGGACGAGTTTGTGGATAAGATAAAAACGCGCTACCGAGTGCTTGATTTACACGAGGGCTACTACCGCCAAAGAGTATTTAGCGAAACTAAGGCGGGAAATTTTGAAGTAGTTAGCGAAATTTATCCGAGCGCAAACGGGGGAAAGCTTGAATATTTGCCGTTTACGTTTTTTAACGTGAACGATTTAAAAACAGCGGTAGAAAAGCCGCCTTTGCTTGATTTGGCGCGAGTTAATATTAGCCATTTTAGAAGTGAGGTCGATTTAGAACACGGCACGCATTTTACGGCGCTACCGACTCCTTACGTCACGGGCTATCAGGGCGAAACGGAGGGCAAACTAAAAATAGGCTCGACGGCAGTTTGGGCGATAAATAGTCCCGATGCCAAAGTAGGCTTTTTAGAATTTAGCGGCGCCGGCTTAAGCACGCTTGAAAACCGTATTGCGGTAAAAGAAAAAAGGATGTCGATTTTAGGCGCGCGCCTGCTGCTTGACGAGAAAAAGACGGCCGAGGCTACCGAAACGCTGCAAATGCGAAAGAGCGGCGAAAATGCGGTATTAACTAGCGTAGCGGCGACGATTAGCGAGGGGATAGTATCGTTTTTAAAAGACATTGCCTTTTTTGAAAATATTGCGGGCGAGAATTTGATTTATGAGATAAATACCGACTACAACCTAACTATGATTGAACCGCAGCTTTTGGCTCAAATCATAGCCGGCATTCAAAGCGGAGATATTCCTAACGAAGTGCTTTACGATGCGCTTTTAAAGGGCGAGCTAATGCCTAAAACTATCCAAAGCTACGAGGACTATCAGGCCAAACTAGAGCAAGCCCGCCCGCAGGTAACGCCGAGTGATGAAGCCGTTTAATCAGCTTATCGCCGAGCTAGAGGTGGCGCGCTCGCTTTTGCACGAGCGAATAAAAAACGGACTAAGCAAAAAAGTAGCTAAATTTTACGACGAGATGATCGCTGATTTGCAAGCGCAAATTTTAAAAAAGAAAAATATAACGAATAATTTAGCTCAAACGATAAGCGACCTCAAACAAAGCCTAAAAACGCCCGATTTACGCAAAGATTTTTTAACGCTAGCACAAAACGAGCAAGACCACCTACTAGACTACAACGAACTAGCAGGTTTTAATCTGTTTTCTAGCGTATTGCCAGAGAGTAGCATCGAGCGGCTAGTAGATAGCGCGCAATTAGAGGGTGCGACCGTCAAAGCGTGGAATAACGGGCTAAACGCCGATCAGAAAAAGCGATTAGAGCGCGAGCTGAAAATAGGCGTGAGCTTGGGCGAAACTACGCCGATGTTAGCTCAAAGGATAGCGCAGGCTTTGCAAAAAAATAAACGTGACGCTACCGCTATCGCTCTAACCGGAGCGGGCGCGATAGTAAGCGAAATTCGCCAAGCCTTTTTCGAGGCTAACGATGACGTCATAAAATGTTACAAATACCAAGCCACGCTAGATACCCGCACGTCTGAGCTGTGTAGAGCCTACGACGGGCTAATCTGGGATAAAGACTACAAGCCTATCGGGCATAACTTCCCGTTTCGCAAACCGCGCGTAAATACTCATTTTAATTGCCGTAGCACCATAATACCCGTAACCAAAAGCTGGGATGAACTAGACGTCGAGGGAATGGACGAAGCGAGCGGTCGCACTAGGTCAAGTATGAACGGCTACGTGCCGCAGGATATGACGTTTAACGACTGGTTAAAAACCCAAAGCCCCGAAGTGATAGAAAAGACGCTAGGAAAAGGCAGAGCCGAGCTATTTATGCAAGGCAAGATCACTATGCGAGATTTGATAACGCAGCAGGGACGGAGCGTAAATTTAGAGGATTTAGCAAAGGAAAAGACGATTAAAAAGGCTTTCACGGAAGACAATATTACTGTAGGAGAAATGGAGACCATTAAAGCGTGGAGTAGAGACAGCAAAGAAATCCGCGCATACATGACCGGTACGCTAAAAGAAGAATTATCACAAGACAAAAAAGAGGATTTTGATAGTTTTATTAACTTATTCAATAAATACGAAAGCAATGTAAAAAAAGGAACAGACATATATAGAGGCATAGGTTTTAACGAGCCAGAAGTATACGAAAATAGCATGTTTTCGAAGTTAAAAGTCGGTGATGAATATTTCGATAAAGCTATTTCTAGTTTTTCGCTAGAGCAAAGTGTGGCCAAGCAATTTAGCGAACATCGCGGAGGATATAAGCAAATTATATTAAAAACAAAATCGCGCGGTAGAGAATTTGATTTGACTAGCTTTTCGGAATTCGACGATGAATTTGAGGTGATTGTAAGCGGAGGGGACAAATTTAGAGTAATCGATATAAAAGAGGAGACAATAAAAGGCGATAGCGTTACGGTAATTTATTTAGAGTAGCAATGTCTGCGCCACTCCTTGACACAATTAAAAAAGAATTTTTTATCGTTTTCACACTCTTTATCAAATGTTTTTCTAACATCATCGTCTTTGTAATTTAGCCCGTTTTTCTCTGCCCAATAATAATAGGCTCGACGTGCCTCTTTCCAGTCTACTTCACCATCGTTAATAATATTTTCTATTTCTTGGCCCATATCCTATCCTTTTCTTTTATTATACCACTTTTCCACCAAACCAACCCCATTTAAAATTTAAGTTACTATTCTATCAAAGGCCGTGCCTTAAATTTAACTCTCGTGGAGGACAAAGTGGATATTGAGGAGCTAAAAAAGCAAGTTAGTGATTTGCAAGCCGAAAAAGAAGCGATAAACGCTAAGAACAAAGAGCTTTTAAGCGAGGTAAAAAAGCTAAAAGCGAAAAATAGCGACGCTGTGGACGCAGAGAAATACGCCGAGCTTGAAGCTAAATACGATGAGCTAAAAGCAGAGAACGACAAGCTCGCTAAAAAATACGATACCGATACGAAAAAGCTAAACGCCGATCTAACTAACGCTAACGGCTCGCTAAATAAGTATCTAATCGACGCGGGGTTAAGCGATAATCTCGCAAAAGCGGGCGTAAAGGCAGAGTTTTTGGAGGCAGCTAAGGCGCTACTGCGCGGCAATGCTAGCTTAAAAGACGATAAGGGCGAGCTAAAAGCGTATATCGCGGATAAGCCTATAAGCGAGTTTGTGAGCGAGTGGGCGCAAAAAGACGGTAAAGCTTTTATAGCGGCGCCTCAAGGCCAAGGCGGAGGAGCGAGCGGAGGCGGCGGTAGCGTAAATATCGGCGCTAAATGGGGCGGCACTCGCGAGGAGCGAATAGCCGCGATAAAAGAGAAATTTAACTTAAAGGAATGAAAATATGGCACTAAGCGATATGAAGGTATTTTCAGAATACCTAGCAGGTACTACGATCGAGACGCTAAGTCAAGACATAGAGAAATTTAACGCGGCTAGCGGCGGCACGATAATTCTAAACGCACAGGGCATAGACGGCGATTTTATGCAGGAAAGCTTTTTTAGAGGCATCCACTCCGCACAGCGCAGGGTAGATAGATACGCGACCAACGCAACAGCTACGGCTACTACCCTAAGACAAGAGCAGGATAACGCCGTAAAGATAGCGGGAGGCTTCGGACCGGTAGTGTTTGAGCCGGGGCAGTTAACGTGGATAAAAAAAGACCCGTCCGTAGCGCTTGAAGTGATTTCAAGAAATATGAGCGAGGCGATGATAAGCGATATGCTAAATACTGCTATTTCGGCTTTGGTCGGAGCTATCGGCAATAACGCTGGAACAGTAAACGACGTAAGCGCGAGCGGTGGCATAAACCAGGCCAACCTAAACAACGCCTACGCTAAATTTGGCGATAGAAGCGCGGCGATAACGGCTAATATAATGAGGGGCGCGGTATTTCACAAGCTAATCGGGCAAAATTTAGCAAACGCCGCACAGCTATTTAAGGCTGAAAACGTGCTCGTAGTTGAGATTTTAGGACGCCGCGTAGTGGTAACGGACGCGCCTGCGCTATACAAAGCGGGAACGCCGAATAAAGACTACGTTTTGGCGCTAACCACTGGTGCCGCGATAGTAAGCGACGCAGGCGATCTAATCACGAATATTCAGACCAACAACGGCAAAGAGCGCATAGAAACGACTTATCAGGCTGATTATACATTCGGGTTGTCGCTCAAAGGCTATTCTTGGGACACGGCAAACGGCGGTAAGAGCCCTGATAACGCAAAACTAGGCACCGGCACGAACTGGGATAAGATCGTAGCTAGCGATAAAGATACCGCGGGCGTCTTGCTAATAGGCGACGCGGCCAAAAACTAACCCCGCGGCATATCGCGTCGCTATGCGTCGTTGCAAATTTCGCGCGGCTGCGGTTACGTATTTCATATACGCGCCCTTGCCGCCCTTATTTGCGTCTCGCCTAGCTTAGCGATACTTGCGGGCAATAAAATTTAACAAGGAAGCAAAATGTCTAAATGGTATGTAGAATTCCCGACGTTTCAGTATAACGAGGACGTTAAAGCCCTAGCCAAAGAGCGAGGGCTGACTATTATAGACGCTAAATTCGACGAGGGCGACGGCGTGAAAGATCCGCCCGCTTTGACGTTAAAGGGTGCGACGCAAGAAGTCGATTACGACGAGCTGATTTCAAGGCTTGATACGTTAAAAGCTGGCGAGCTGAAGTCGCTAGCGGCGTATTTGGGCGTTGAATATACTAACGCGGACGGCACGAAAGCCGCGATAAAAGAGAAGCTAGGGCAATGAAGCTAAAAACCGTAGGTCGCAGAGTCGACCACATCTTTAGCGCGGGGTCAAGCCGATGGGGCTTGCCGCAGCTTGGGCTAAACCCAAGCGAGGAGTTAAGATGATACCCGAGGACGGCACCGGGCTATCTAACGCCAATGCTTACGTTTCGGTAGAGTTTGCCGATGAGTATTTTTCGGCACGCGGCAACGGGGCGTGGGCGGGGCTAGGCAGCGCGGACAAAGAGGCGGCTATTATAAAGGCGACGGATTACCTAGAGGCGGTGTATTTTGATAAATGGCAAGGCGAGAGATTAAAGCGCGATCAGGCTTTGAGCTTCCCTCGCGCGCCGTTTGGGATGCCCGCTAAGTTTAAATCCGCCGTGTGCGAGCTAGCTATAAGGGCAAACGCGGGCGAGCTATTAAGCGACGTTGAGCGGCTAACTACAAAAGAAAAAGTAGGCAGTATCGAGGTGGAATACGCGCAAAACGCAGACCCCGCCACTAAATATGCTTATGTAGCTAGCCTTTTAAAGCCGTTTTTAAAATCTGCAAGCGCAATGGTAATGAGGCTAGAACGATGCTAAACGAAAAGGCCAAAAACACGGCGTTTAAACTGCTTGAAAAATTTGGCAAATTAGGCACGTATAAGCGCAAGGGCGGTCAAATTTACGACCCCGAAACGGGCGGAATGACCGAGCAAACAAGCGAATACAAAGTAAAAGCGTATATCGATAGCGCGAAAAGCCACTCAAATTTAATAGAAAAAAGCTTATTAAATGAGGGCGATAACGTGATCTTGATAGCCGCTAAATCTTTGCCTTTTATGCCGCAAAACAACGACGTGATAGAGTTTTCTCACTGCTCCTATACTATCAAATACAATGACGCGGTATGGGGCGGCGAGGATGTGGCGCTACATCAACTAATCGGGGTGGCGAAATGATTGATAGGCAGATAGAGAATTTTAGCGCAAAGGCTCAAGAAAAAGTGCTGAAAATCTTTAAAAAATCAGTCATTGATCTAACTTCAGACATAATCAGTGACACGCCAGTGGATACGGGCAGGCTTAAAAATAATTGGTTTCCTAGCACGGGCGCGGCTAGCCAGCAGACAACCGAAGCGACCGCAAATGAGGCGAGCGACAGAGCGGAAAAATGCGCACAAAACGAGCTAACACTAGATAAAACCTTTTATTTTACGAATAATTTGCCCTACGCTTTTCGCATAGAATTCGAGGGCTGGAGCAAAGTAAAAGCCCCGCAAGGTATGGTAAGGCGCAATGCTATCCGCTGGAAACAAATCGTAAAAAGGGCGGCTAATGCTACGAATTAGACAGGCTTTAGAAAAAGCGGTTTTAGCGGTTACGCCTGCGATTGATACGCACCTTGAAAATACTACGTTTAGCCCAAAAGCCGGCAAGCCTTATCAGCAACTTTATTTTTTGCCCGCCAAACCAGAGGCGGCCGTAATTGATGATAGTATTTCAGAAGTATTGGGCGTGTTTCAGATAACTTTACGCTACCCAGCAGGCGAGGGCGTTAAAAATGTTCTTGAGAGGGCGAGGCTTTACGAAAAAGCCTTTAGCGTAGGGGCAAAATTTGAACACGCAGGCATTAAGACGTATATTTACAGCCCTACGGGGGTAAAGATACTAGGCGTTGACGGCGATCGCTACAGCGTGGCCGTTTCTATTTATTTTAAATCTTACAAGGAGTAAAAATGGCAGCAAATCTTGAAGTCACCGACGCGCAGCTTACCAAATTTTATATTTGCGACACTGGCGTCGATTTAGGCGACGCGACGAAAATTAAAACCGCGCTAACATCGGCAAAACGCATAGCGTATTTGGAGGATTTGGGCGACTTTACAAAAACCCGCGAAACCACCGAATACAAGTGCATAGACGAGGACGCGGTCGCAGTATCTCAAGGCTCGGTAAGCTACGGCGAAACTGAATTAAAGCTTTTTTATAAAGCGGGCCAAGACAACGGCGTAACCGAGCTAAGCGAGATGTTTGACAAAAAGCAGCGCAAGCAGTTTATCGTCGTGGGGGACGATGAACCGGCGACCGGAGCGAATAAGCATCCGTCATACATCACGGGCGAGTTTATCAACACCAAAGCGGGCATAACGATCAATAAAGGCGACGTCATACGCGTGCCTGCCGTTATCAAAATAACTCGTCTGGATAAATTAATCCCCGCCTCGGCGTAAAAGGTAAAAAATGGATTTAAAAAATTTTGATATTTCAGCGGGCGAAACGGGCGTTGAGCTAACCATACTCGATCTTGATAACAAACCGACCGACATCAAGATCAAGGTGCTAAGCTTTCATGGCAGAAAAGGGCGCGAGGTATTCCTTGAAACCCTTAGAAAAACTAATGCCGACGGCACACTAGCCAAATCTCAAAGCCAGATACTAGCAGCGCTTACCGTGGGCTGGAAAGGCATCAGCGAGGGCGAAAAAGAGCTTAAATTTAGCCGAGAAGAAGCCGTGCGTGTATATGAAACCTACCCGATCATCGCAGGTCAAGTGGAGCGCTTTACGGAGGACGCTAAGAACTTCTTAAAAAAGTAGAGGACGAGCTGTCGCTATGGGTGCGGCAGTTTGCCTTTTATAGCACGACGCCCGACGATGCCAAAGAGTGTCGCGGGGCGAAGTGCGAGCAAATTTATCCCCCTCTAACTTGGGGCGAACATCTGATAAACGCTTTGTCAGAGTTAAATTTCGCAAGAAGCGGCGGGTATGGCGCAGTGCCGATAGATTTTCAGGAGATAAAAGCCTACTGTGATCTAACGGGGACTAAATTTAGCCCGTGGGAGATAGTGACGCTGCAAAAGCTAAGCACCGTTTATTGCGGAGAGCGAAACAACACCGACAAGCACGCATACGCGCCTTATATGGGCGAGTTTAGTCCGAAATCTTTTTCATCTATCAGAGAAAAATTCATGAAGTAGTCTTTTTTAAGGCTACTTTTTTATTGACATAGCCCGCGATATTATTGTATATTACGACAAAAATAAAGGAGGCGGAAATGGGCGAAAAAGTTATAGCTTTTTTTAGTGGTGCGGCTAAAGCATACGATGTTTTCGGCTCTTTAGGTAGTGACGATAAAAAATTTATCACGATAGAGAGCGGATTTCAAAACGTCGGCGAGGCGTTTAAAAAAGTAATACGCGAAAATGTCAAACAAGATACAAAAAACCAAAACAAGCAAGTCGCCAACGGTTAATAAAGACAGTCTTGAACTAATGGCTGAACGCGAGCGGCTCGTGGCGATGCATAAGGGGTATCAAGGCCCTATCCCGTCGCCCGAGTTTATGCAAGAATACGCAAATATCGATCCAAGCTTCCCCGATAGGATTTTTAAACTCACCGAGAATAACCTAGAACAACAATACAAACACCAAAACAAAATGGATATTTTGCGGTTTCTGGGCTGGGGTAGCGCCACGGTCATCACTCTCACGGCTATGGGGCTAGGCGCTTACTTACTTATGAACGATAAAGATTTAGCCGGCTTTTCTTTTTTAGTAGGCTCGGCCTTGCCTAGTGTAATAATCTACTTTACCAATAGAGCAAAACAAATAGCCGAGAAAAAACAACCCACTCCAGATTAAAACACTCTAAACCAACGCCCCCTTAAATTTCATATACAATTTGCCCTAGATTAAAAAAGGGGCGAATTATGACTGAAACCGCAAGCTTGATCGTTAGCGCCAAAGTCGAGGGCGCGGACAAGCTAAAAAGCGATTTAAATAGCATAGGAAGCGAAGCAAAAAAAGCCGAGAAATCGGCTTCGCAGCTGTCTGGCGCATTTACTACGTTAAAAACTGCTATGGCGGCAGTCGCCGGCTCTATGATAGTGCGCGAATTCGTGCAAATTTCGGACGAAATGAGTTTGATGAACTCGCGCCTAAAAAAGGCGACGGACTCAATGGCAGAGTTTACGGCGCAGCAAAAAGCTATGCACGCCATCGCACGCGATACTCACGCTGATATAAAAGACACTACCGACCTATACGTTAAGCTTGCCCCGGCGTTAAAAGACCTTGGGAAAAGCACGGATGAAATAAACAAAGTTACTTCAAGTTTCACAAAAGCCCTGCAATTAGGCGGAGCTAGCGCAGAGGAAGCGGCAGCTGCGATAAAGCAATTTGGTCAAGCTATGGGTAGCGGTGCGTTAAAAGGCGACGAGTTTAACTCAATCGCCGAAGCTTCGCCGACTCTTATGAGGTATTTTGCCGACGGTTTAGGCGTGCCTATCGGGAAATTAAAAGAGCTTGCCAGCCAAGGTAAACTAACCGCTGAAGCAGTATCGGGCGCGCTTTTAAAAATGAATGAACAGATCGATAAAGACTTCACTCAAATGCCCGTAACCGTCGGTAAGGCATTTACCGATCTAAAGACTGAAATATCGCTTTTGGTGGCAGAGTTTAATGAAGCCGCAGGCGCGACGGGCGGAATGTCGCAGGGCTTAGAAAAAATAGCCGATTGGATAAAGGATAACCGCAGCGACATTGTCGAGTTTGGACTTGACGTATATCGTAGCTTCCAACTTATGGGAACGGCGGTCATCTGGCTAGGGCTTGCCGTAGATAATGTATTTACCGCAATACCTGCCGCGATAACTTTAGCCATCGATACTGCCACTACCACGCTATCTAACGGGCTAAATTCTATGATTGCCGAGGCGGAGAAAACGTATAACTCGATAGCTTCCTTATGGGGCGGCGAGACTAGATTTGGACGCATAGATATTTCTACTAATCTGTCAAGCAAACTTTTAGAACACTACAAAGAAACAGAAAAAAATATTGACCTGGTCCAAGAAACAATGAAAGGGCTGGTAAAAGACATAGCCGAAAACACTATGTCAAGTGCCGCCCCAAAGATTGATGAAAAATTTGAGAGAATAAAGCAGGGGATAAAAAAGACCGGCACTCAATCAACCAAGACAAAAGAGGAGATAAATGCCCTAAACCGCGCGCTATCGGAAATGGCGCAAGCGGGCATGGATGAATACGAAAAGAAAATTTATGCCATCAAACAAAAAACCGAGCAATGGATAAAAGCGGGCGCAAACGCGAAAGAGGCGTTGAGAATCCAAGGCGAGCTGCTAAAAAAATTGCAAACCGAGCAGGCTAACGACGATCTAAAGGCCTATCAAGACGAGCTAAATAAAAAAGAGGAGAAATACCAGCAGTTCCTTGAGGATTTGGGCGAATATGAGGAAGCTTGGAAAATCGAACGCCAAAAGATAAACAAGGACTATCTGGACTACATTGAGAAATACGGCAAAGACAAGGCCGACAAGTGGCTAACGACATATAAAAACAACTACTTAAACAAATTTAGCAAAAACACGAAAACCGCCTTTAAAGACATCAAAAACAGCTGGGCGGATACCGTTTCAAGTATGCAAAAGACCGTCGATGACGGTTTCTTTAATTTCTTTATCGGCAAGACGAAAAGCCTTAAAACAGCCCTCAAAGACATAGGCACAAACCTGATGCGCGATCTGATCAGCCCATACGCGCGAACTCTCTCGCAAGGCATAGCAGGCGGCTTTGGGGCATTGCTTGGCGGCGGCTCAAACCTAGCGAGTGTCGCTTCGAGTTTAGGACTAGCCAAAAACGACAGAGGCGGCTGGGACGGCGCTATCGGCGGCACTACGGTAGAGCTTAGCAGTACGGGGCAAATACTTCGCGGCGCGGACGCCCTGGACAAAAGCACGACGAATTTATTAGGCTCAATCTCAAACCTAAAAACCGCATATGATACTTTTACGGGCGGTATAACCTCGGGCTTTGCAAAAGCGGGCGGCTATTTGGCTAATGCCGGCTTTGGCGGCGCGGGGGCGTTTACGCACGGCTTTGGAAACGGTATAGGCACTCTATTTGGCGCAGGGAACGTCCCCGCGGGCATGACGCCCGGCATTACTTCTGGTATGGGCGGTAGCTACTTAGGTGCAGGTACCACGATAGGAACTAGCCCGTATTATACGGCGGGAACGGCTGCGGGCGGGGCGATGGTCGGCGGTGCGGTAGGTTATGGTATCGGCACGGGGCTTGATAAGGCTTTCGGCGCTCAGACTTATGCGCCGTATACCGGGGCTGCCGCAGGTGCAGCCGTAGGCGGGTATGCCGCAATAGCAGGCTCTCTCTCTGCGGTACCGGTTTGGGGCTGGATAGCCGCAGCCGTAGTGCTTGCCATAGGCGGAATGATCGGCAAATCAAAGATTACCGACTGGGGCTATCAGGTAGGGCAAGATTTATCGCTAGGGCTTGACAAGGGGCTTGACGGCGGCGTCAATAACTGGAAAGAAAAGACCAAAAAGAGTTGGTTTAGCAAAAGCGTTTCAAATCAAACCTCGCCGATAGACGAGCAAACGCAAAAGATGCTAAACCAATACGTCCGCACTAATAGCGTTTTGTTAAAAGAGTTTACTGGCGGTGATTTTAAGCTACCGGCTCGCACATACAACAAACGCACTCTAATAGACGAGGGTTTTGGCGGGGCTTTGATCGCGGGCGTAATGGGTAAAAACTACGACAAGGCTTTGAGCTTCGGCGGTAATGAGGGCGAGCTAGAAAAAACCTATCGCTATTGGATGGAGCAGGCTAAGCAAGATAAAAAAGAGACTTACGATTTGCTAGCCGAATACGTAGGGAAAATAAACTCAAACATCAAAGCCCTAAAACTTGAAAGTCTAAATAATAGCCTGGCAAGAATGAAATTTGCCAAAGACGAGGCTTTGGATGCGCTAAAGACCCTAAACGCGGGGCTTGGGGCATTCTCGGGCGAGATAGAGTACATCGGCAAAGATATGGCGGGGCAGATAGAAAAAGCCTACCGCGAAGCTCTTAAGAACGACTTTTCAAAAGAGACAGTGCAAAGATATGAGGCGCTAACCGAAGCTTACAAAAAAGCCAAACAAGCCCAAGACGAATACCTAAAAGCCGTATTAAATTTCACCCAAAGCGTGGCAGGCACACAGGGTGGCTTTTATCAAGCGCTGGGTTTCGATACGAACTTTTTAACCTTGCAAAACCTCTATACTCGCCTACGAAATATCGCGGGCGCCCTAGAGAGCGATTTGGGCGACAAAGAAAAATCAGACGTCGCAAAAATCGGCAACTCAAACGATCCTAGAGTATGGGCAAAGTATTTCCACGATATGGGCTCGGCAAAACTGCAAGAGTTTTTAGCTACCGGCAACGTCGAAATGAGGGCGGAGCTTGTCAAACTAGCCGCCGAATACAGAACGTTTACGGCGTCAAACGGCGGACGCGACGTATGGCTCAAAAGTTTCAGCGACATCGAGGCGATCACAAAACAAATCGCCGCGCTAAAACTAGCCGAAGCCACGCAAAATACCCTAAATTTGCAGCGCGATCAGCTAAATTTGCTAAACAAGCAAAAAAGCATACTCGAAAAAATCGCGCAAACCGCGCAAAAGCTAAGAGATAGCGTCATAGATAGCAGCACGAGCGAGCTAAACTACCGCTTCGCTCTAGAGCGCGCAAGAATCGCCTACAACGCCAAAGACTACGACAGCTCAGCCTACGAAAACCTAAACACGGCAGTAGCCAAGCAGGAGCAGTACCTAAAGCAAACCGCAAGCAGCTATGCCGAGTATAAGCTATCTATCCTAAAAATGGCGAGCGAAATCGAAGGTATAACCGCAGCGGCTAGCCTTGATGACATCAATCGCCAAATCAAACGGCTAGAAGGCTTGCTAAATAGCAGTTCAAATTCACAGCTAAGCGCGCTTGAAGCGCAAAAAGACGCCCTGATAAAAGGCGCAAACGATCAAATCAACGCTATGGAGCTACTACTAGGCGGCGATAGCCCGATAGTAAGGTACTTAAAAGAGGCGCTAGCCGCGCTACAAAACGGCAAGGCGGTGCCAAACTATAGCGGCGCGATAGCAAACGTAAATAACGGCGCGGTAACCGCAAACGGAGCCGTGCTAAGTTCGCAACTAGACCGCGACATAAACGCGATCTACAAAGACGTGCTAGGCCGTAGCGTAGAGCAAAGCGGGCTTGACGCGTGGAAACGAAAAGCGCAAATTGAGGGTCTATCAAAGGAACAAATACGAGCGCAGATAGAAGCCACGGCTAGAGCCGTCACGGGGTCAAGCAATAAAAACGACTGGATCGAGTGGAGCAAACGTCAAGGGCTAAAACCGTACGCGCAGGGTGGCATTGTGACCCGTCCTACGCGCGCGCTAATAGGCGAAGCGGGAGCAGAGGCGGTAATCCCGCTCAAAAACGGCGCGGTAAGAGCGCAGATAGTAGGGGCGAGAGACAACGGGGAGCAGACGCGACTAATGAGGGAATTTGTCGGCGTAGGAAAGGAACTGCTCAAATACGCCAAAGATAGCGCGACGATACAAAAAGATACTACCAACGGGCAAGCCGTAGTGGTAACGATAGATAATTTAGAGCAAATTTTAAGAAAGGCGGCAAATCAATGACATTAGTCGAAAAAACGAGCTATACGGTGGCGAGCAATAACGCTCCGCCCGAAAACACTCCCGCGTGGCAAGAAAACAAAGCATACGCGGCGGACGACAGGGTTTTGTTTCTTAACAAAATCTACATTTGCGCAAAGCCCAACAGCGGCAAAAATGCGCCCAATATGACCGTGGACGAGTGGGTGGAGGCGGGTAGCCCAAACCCTACCAGGTTTCAAGACGAGTACGTAAATACCCAAACAAAAAGCGATACTAGGTTGGAGATAATCATTGATGTGCCCGAGGCTAGCGTAAATTCGTTTGGGCTTTTTAACGTAGACGGGGCAAAAATACTGATCTACGATAAAAACGACGCTTTGATTTTCGAGCGGGCATTGGCGACTAGAAACGATAGCGCCAGCTGGTGGCAATACTTTTTTGGCGCATCTTTCACTTACCGCAACGACGTATGGCACCTAGGTGACGTAGACTACGGCGGGCAAATAAAAATCAAGATAGAGCCCAACGAAAAGGGCGCGAATTTAGGGCATTTAGTCGTAGGTCGCAAGATATTTTTAGGCGATACGCTTTACGAGCCTAGCGTCTCGATGATCGATTATTCGAAAGAATTTACCGACGACTGGGGATTTACGAGACTTCGCAAGGGGGCTACGGCTAAATACTGCGCGGTCAAAGCCATAGTGCCTAGCCCGCAGGTGGATTTCGTAGAAAAAACGCTAGCAAGAACGGCGGGGGAGCTAAACCTTTTCATTGCCGACGAGCGCGAGGACGGGTTTGAGTGCTTGGCGGTATTTGGATATTTCAAGGACAAAGAGGTGGTGATAAGCAACGCCCAAACAAGCGAATTAAGCATAAATTTAAAAGGAGTGATCTAATGGCAAAAACTATAACTAAACTACCCGACGCCCCGAGCGTAGAACGACCGGGCAGCTTTAACCAGGACGCGGACAAATTCGTGCGTGCGTTAGGCAAATTTACGGACGAGGCTAATGCCTTAGCTTTAGCTGTCGAAACGGCGGCAAAGACCGTGCAGGACGCCGCGTTTTCGGCGCAACCCATACTCGACGCCAAAGACGAGGCGTTGCGGGCTATTAGCGCGGCAACTACCCAACTAGCCGCTGCGCAAAACATAAAAGCCGAGGCGGAAAGATCCGCGCAAAAGGCTCAGAGCGCAGCCCAAGCCATAGAAGCGGCGAAAAACTCTTTGGCAAGCGCAAGCTCTACGCTAGAAGAGATGAAAAAGATAGTATCAAACGGCTTCATAGACGACGCGGCTATAAGCGAGAGCAGGACGTATTCAAGCAAAAAGATCGAAGATACCTTCCAGAAAAAGGGCGCGCAGACGGATACATACGCCAAGAGCGAAATAAACTCGCTTCTAGGCGGCAAAGTGGATTTAACGGCATACGCCGCCGACAAAGCAACATTTGCGCTCAAATCGCAACTAAACGCGTATGTTACGGCTAGCTCGCTAGGAAACTATCTCACGCGCGGGCAACTAGATAGCACGCTAAATAAATACACCAAAGCGCAAAGCATCACGAGCAATAGGGTAGATTTTATGCAAGGCGTAAATTTCACGGGTAGCGCAAGCGGGCAAATAACGGCAGGGGCTAGAGAGGCAGGTCAAAGCGGGTTAGTGTATATCAATGGCAACGGCGTGACGGGCTTTTCAAGCGACTTTGTAATCCTAAACCCAAGCGAAGCTACGTACGGGCAAGGATATGTATTTTTTAGCTACTTCGTGCGCCCAGGCGACAACAAAGTGCTAATTTCTTTCATAAAGGCTGCGTAATGTTAAAAGGCGCATTTTTTTTCGGGGGCGGGGGCGAGGCATCCTACCCCGAAGTAACAAAGATAGTCAAAGAAGGCGGGCTAGACTATGTTTTGTGGGGGAAGGAAGTCCCAAATGGTTTTACGCGGACACATCAAAACATTTGCGAGGCTCCTAACTACCACAAAAACAAACTAGACTTTAGCAAATTTACGAAAATCGGGGCAAACAATTTTAATAATTTTTCTCTAATTTTGGTCGCTCCTGGTATGACGGAGCTAAATTTAAAAGCGTTACAGACGCTTGGGGCTACCTGCTTTAATGACTTAAGCGGGGATATAAAAACCTTGAAAGCTCCTCTGTTAAGAGAAGTGGATGACAGTTTTTCCACAACTGCGCTAACAAAGATAGACGCGCCTTTGCTAGAAACCGTTAGGAATAACTGCTTTTCAAACAATCCTAGCGTAGTTAATGATTTTACGTTTCCAAGTTTGCATACTATACTCGGGCAAGGTAATTTTTGCAATCTTTCAAACGTATTTTATTTAACGATGAGGAAATTAGTACAAATTAGCGCGCCGAACAATTTTAAAAGATTGGCGTCCTTAAGCCAAATAGTAGTAAGCGCGGGGATAGATTCTGCCAGTGAATTCCGTCTCAAATCAGGCGTAGGCGCAAGCAAAATCAGAAAGGTATGACAATGAAACTCACGGCGAAACAAAAACTTCAAGTAGCAAAAAACGTAGCGCTAGAGATACCGCTTGAGATTTTGGCCTTTTTCGTCGTGCCTATCGCGCTACTTTTTTGCGGTAAAGAGAGCGAAAAACTGCCAAGATGGGCGGCGTGGTTTGATGACCCGGACTACGGCATCAACGGCGACGACGGCTGGAAGGGCGAACACTACCCAAACGGCAAGAACCGCACGTATTGGGCTAGACTATGCTGGCTATACCGCAATAGAATAGGTGTATTTAGCGCGAAATACTTGGGCGTGCGAGTCGAGGAGATCGACGCAAGCACGGTGCGCGCTCAAGGCGACGCGCTAGCGACATACAACAAAGGGCAAAAGAACACGCAGTGCCTCGTGACTTGCAAGATGAAAGACGGGGCGGAGCGTTTCGGCTATTACCGCGAGATCAGATACGGCAAATCAAAATGGTACTGCCGTATCTATCTAGGCTGGAAGCTGATGGATGTCGTAGGTATGCGCGAGGACAACAAGCACACGTATATGGACGAAAACGATAAAAAGATACTCCAGACGGTGTGGGCGGTAAACCCGTTTAAAAGGATAAAACAATGAGCTCGGCGGTCAAATTTGCAATCATTGTGGCGATAATCTTAGCCGCCGTGCTCGCCGTAAAAATGCTAAAGGGGGCGTAAAGTGGGCTTTCTAAACGTGAAATTTCTAGTTTCCTTCGGCGTCGTAATCGTGATAGCCCTCGGTGGCGCGGGGCTTGAAATTTGGCGGCTAAACGGCGCATTGTCGAGCGCAAAAGCCGAAACACAAGACGTCAAGGATAAGCTAGAAAAAGCGGAAATGCAACTAGCCTTGAAAGAAGCGGCTATCCAAGTATCGGCGGCGAATTTAAGCGAGTGCAATGCAAAAATAGACCTACAAAACGCAAAATTTAAGGAGCTTGAAGTAAAAAAGCCCGACATTGTAAAGACGCAGGAGCGCGTAGTAACGAAATTTAAAAAAATAGAAGTACCCGTTAAAGACGCGCAGTGCGAAAAGAAACTCAAATTTTACGAGGAGCTAATCAATGAAGCAGGTAAGTAGTATTGTTTTGCTAGTGCTAGTTTTTTGCGGGTGCGCCAAAGAGCCTCAAATCATCACAGAAACCGTCTATCAAGAAGTGAGAACGCCCGTTGCGTGTATCGAAAAAATGCCCGAAAAGCCGAAATTCGAGGCGAACGACCCGCAAAGCGCGCAGGGTCTTATGGAGTATTTCAAAACCTGCGAGGAACTTTTAAAGGGGTGCGTAGATGATAGAGTTGGCGACTAGAGCTAGAAAATTTTGGCTAAGCAAAAAGGCTATTATCGAGATCGTTTTATCAATCTTGCTAATGTGGCTAGTCACGAAGTGAGGGAGAAAAATGGATGACGTAATAGAGGAGATAGGGCTCTATTTTTGGGTGATTTTGGTAGGGCTGGTAGGCGGACTGCTGAATATGGCAAATAGCGGCAAAAAAGGCGCGCAAAGGCTTGTAAATTTAGTCGTAGGTACGGCAAGCTCGATGTTTGTGTGTTGGCTAGCTTATGAAACGACGTTTTACTTCACGCAGGCGCCCAAATTTTCGCTAGCAGTCGGCGGGTTTTTCGCGTGGAGAGGCGCGGAGTGGGCTACCGCGATGATAGACAAAGCCGTAGAAAAAAAGATAGAAGGGCTAAACGGCAATAGCTACGACTACGGGGACTACGGCGGAAGCTTTAGACACGAGGAGCGGGAAGATGACAAATAGCGAGATATTAGAGAGCTTGCAAGAAAAGCGCACGAAATGCACCATATGGAGCCGAGTAATGGGCTACCACCGCCCCGTCGAGGGCTTTAACATAGGCAAAAAAGGCGAGCATAAGGAGAGAATATTTTTTGAGGAAAATTTTAACGCGTCAGAGAAAAGCGTTAAAAATTTGAAAAATAATTAACACAAGGAGCAACAATGGCAAATTTTAACGAAGCTTTTAAAATTTTAATGAGATTGGAGTTTTCTCGCCCCGAGAATGCGCTTGATAAAAATCCGACCGAAAGCGGCTGGACGTTTATGGGCATTTATCAAACAGCGCACCCTCACTGGGTAGGCTGGGACGAGATACTAGGCGCAGTGGCTCTTGGCGGCGACATCAAGAAAATATCCCGTGCGCTATACGCTAGCGAGAATTTGCGCGCGCAGGTGCGAGCATTCTACAAAGAGGCATATTGGGATAGGATGCGGCTTGACGAAGTCGCGAGTCAAGTCAAGGCGAATGAGATGTTTGTCTTTGCTGTAAACGTCGGCGTAAAGCCTGCCGTAAGAGTTGCGCAGCAGTTGGTAGGCGTGGTAAATGACGGCATAGTAGGCGACCAGACGTTAGCGGCGATAAACCGATACGACGAGGAGCGATTTGACAAGCAATTCGATCGCGCCGAGCTTGAATATTACAATCGTCTGATCGAGAAAAATCCGAAATTTAGGATTTACGCCAACGGCTGGAGAAATAGGGCTTTGGCGGTGTAGGCCTAACAAAATTAACAAGTGTATAACAAACTGTATAACAAATCTTCTTAAAGTGACGTATTTTGGGGGTTTAAAGTGGGGTTAATGGTTACCCTGAAATAATCTACCGCAAGTTTTCTTTTTAATTCTTTGGCGTGTATTTACTCGCCGATAAGCCCTAAAAATAGGGCTTATTTTTACTTTTTTAATTCTTTTTAATTCTTTTGTATTTATAATAATTCCGTTTCAAAGTGTACAACAAACTGTACAACAACATACAAATTCCAAAAAGGAAACCGATGGCAAAGGTATTAAATGCGGCGCAGGTTAAGGCTCTAAAATATGCAGGCAAAGGCAGATCAAGCGTTTACGGCATAGATAGCACATGTAGTCTTTATCTAGTATGCTTTGACAACGGGACTAAATTTTACAAATTTCGGGATAAAAAACTAATTACGATCGCAAATTTTGCGGATATAACATTGTCTGAGGCTAGACAAAAAGCAATAGAGCTAAAAACCGTCAAAACGTCCAACGTTTGCGTCAAGAAAGTAAAACTAGCCGAAGCTTTTGACGAGTGGCTAGATATTAAGATAGCCGACGACGGCAGCGAGGCGGCTTATCAGAAGCGTAGGAAGCTAAAAAACAGGGTCAATAAGTGGATATTAGCACCGTTGGGCGATAAATTCTTAAACGAGCTAAATAAAGATGCCGTGATAAAAGCCACAAAGAAAGCACATCTAACGAGCGCAAAAAAAGCCTTGCCGGTGCTAAGGGATGTTTTAAAATATGCGCGTAGCCAAAACGCCGTTTTAGACATCGCTTTTATTTACGAGATTTTAGAGGATATGGACGAAATTTACGTAAAAAAGCCCGTAATTAGGCGCAAAGCGGTAACCGATAAAGCCAGGCTAAGCGAGATAATAGGCATAGTAAAGCACGCCTACATTAACGAAACGATAAAAAACTTGTTCTTTTTTAATCTTATTATGGCGCAGCGGCCGCATCAAATACGCGAGCTTACTTGGGATAGGGTGGATTTAAAAGAGGGGTTTGTATATTTTGGGGAGAGCGACAATAAAACCAAAATAAACGCCCGTTTGCCCCTGCCAAAAGCAGCGATTAAAATCCTAGAGGAGCAGGCGAAAATCAGCGGGGGAGATGGGATAGTATTTAAGTCTAGCATTTGTTCGGCTCGCGGCGGGTGGA